AATTAACATACTTCCGGCGATCGAATATGTCACCCAACTCAATAATGGTATCAATACCTTGTTCTTCAAGATATGGGAAAAAGAATTCTTTGTAGAACTTAGCAAAGAAGTCATGGAAGTGTAGTGAGTCATTTCGAACTCCAAAGTGTTGATCTGTGATTAGGGCAATTTTCATAATATATTAGTCCTTAACAAATTTCTCGACCCCCTTAGGCGCGACATCTTTCTTCGGTTTTTTCTTCTCATACTTCTGTATGATTGGTTGCATCTTCTCATTCTGAATGTCAAAATTGGCGAACGGGTTTCCTTCTTCTTCTGACATATCACACTCAAGCATAAATGCCTCTAAAGATTTATATTTGATATAAGTTTGTTTCTTCTCTTTTTCAATGCGACGAAGAAACGCATACCAAATAATTTGCGTGAAGTAAGCAAAAGGATTCTTAGATTTCTCAGGATTAAAACTATGGACTGCGTTCACACAGTTCTCAATCGCATCAGATACCATCTCGTCTTTGTAAGTGTAACCGACAAAGTTTCCTTTGTTTGAAAGTCTGGTAGAGATTAGAATAAATGCTTCACCTATCTTATTCGGTATCCTCGGCACCGGCTTATTTTCGGCCTTGGCAATTTCTGATGCCTCTTTGTATTCAATTAAGAGTTGATAGAATTCTTTGTTGTTAATATATTCCGCCATGTTACATTCCTATTGTATTGTCGTGTTGCTAGAGTACATTTCCAAGAGTGCTAAAAATGAGTCATCGTCTTTCTCGCTTCCAACATCATCAAATAATGAAAATACATTTGATGTTTTTCCCTTGTTCTCAAAGGCCGCAAGATAGTCGGCTTTTATTTTCTCAATCACTTTTTCGTAATACTCAACAACATTGGGTAACGGATCATTGAATATATGTAATACATTTTCATTGCTAAAGAAGACATTGAACTCGGCAACAAGAGCGCAATACTTCATGAGTGCTACTGTTGGTCGTCTATCTTCATTCAGTGAATATCTTATTATACATGCGCCGCCAATGTCAATACCTCTTTCTGTAATTTCTAAGATTTCACCAATAATATCAGTGCCATCTTTCAATCTAACCATCGCATATTTCATTCAACACCAACCTTATAAAATTTATATTCAAACTCTTCCTCATCATATATTTTGACACGCTCAATTAAGTGACGCATAGTAAAGTTCAAACTCTTTTTCCAAGTCAAGTCATCAGCAATATCATACAACACCGCCTTTTCCTTTGTTGAAGATTTTCGCAGAGATCGACCGATAGACTGTAAGTTTCTTATCTTAGACTTAGAAGGAGAGGCGAAGATAACAGAATGTAAATTTCGTATGTTGACACCTGTTGAGAAAGTGCCGTAACTCGCAATAATAATTGCGTCATTTTCTTCTTCAACAATTTTTCGTATTTCGTCTCTCTCTTCACCTGAAACTCCTCCATAGACAAAAAAGACTTTGCGATCTTTTGCGATGTCGTTTATCATATTATAAAGTATTTTACCATGTTTGTCAACATATTGAAACAAAAGAAGTGTATTACCTTCCAACGACATCGCAAGATTTTTTATAAAGTTATTTCTTCCTTCGTGTGATACTAAAAAGTCCATTTCGTTTTGATAAGTCAAAGCGTTGATCTCTTTTTTATTTTGATCGGAATATGTCAACGATATGATTTTAATTTTAAAGTCAGCAAGATGTTCCTCGTCCATTAGTTTCTTCGTGGTCGTAACTTGATTGACAGGTCCAAACAATCCTTCAAGCACCAGTTTGTGTGTCTTGGTACCATCAAGTGTGCCAGTAAATCCATAACGGTAACGACAGTCTGTCAGTTTACTCATTATGTTTGATAACGACTTAGACTTAAATAGGTGTGCTTCGTCACCAATCACCACATCATATCTGTCAAACCACTGTTTCGGAAGTTTGTAAAGCGACTGCCAAGTTGAGATCGTTACGGGCTTGTCGGTCTCTTTGTCTTGACCTTGATATATTTTATGACAATATTTGTCCGAATTGAATCCATAGTCAGCAAAGTCTGAATACATTTGATGAACAAGTGAGGTTGTTGGAACGATTAGGAGTGTTGTCTTTAGATAGTAACGAAGTATCATGTATATAATAAATGATTTGCCAGAGGCAGTGGGAGAAAGGAATAGACAACGATTATAACGTACAGCATCCACAAAAGCACTGACCTGATAGTCTCTAGGTTCAAGAGTAAATTTCTGTTGCGACAAAAACTCTTGAGCCTCGGCGACAGAGAAGTTAACAGCTGAGTTGTCGTATAAGAACTCAATTGAGTATCCTCTTTCTTTCGCAAAAACTTCAATGTATTTTTCAAGTCCAGCATAGATTCTACCCGTGTTCGCATCCAACAATCTTATCTTACCGTCCCATAATTTTGCGCGATAGGATGGAATGAACTTATATCCGGGAACATAAAACGAGAAGAATTGGAAGAGTTCCATTATGATGCCCATATCGTCACACTGGACTCTGTTATAGACCTCATTCACTTTATCAATTTTTATATCGCTCAAATTCCTGCCTGCATTCTACGGAAGTCAATCGCTGACTTCACTTGCCATCCAAGTGTGCTAATGGTTTTGATGATTGACTCAAGTAAATTAATTTTCTCCTGTTGATAAGCGACACGGAGATTTGTTTGTATAATATCGGAGTCACCGTCAAGATACATAGCAACATCAGCACGAAGTATCTTACCTTTTGCGGGTAACTTCCATCCCATTTCTATTTGATCTTGAGTTGGACCATCTGTATAAAATTCATACTTATCCAGTCTCAGACATTTCGCCTCAGACTCTATTTTCCGTAGAATTAATTTTTCTTTAGATAATATCTCATAATACTTATGGTGTAGTTTTGCGATAGATAAAGCGGTGCTATCCAATTCCAACTGATCCAGTTGTGAGTCTATTGACCATAATTCATGTATTTCTTCAAGTTTCATAAACTACCTTCGCGTATAATATACCATTATACTACTTATCTATACAGATGTAAAGATATAATTCTGAAATCTGAAAGATGCGGTTGCTTCAATGTATTCAATAGCGGTGTCGCGAGTGTCCACCGTGATAGGAGAGAGACTGATAGGAAATAAATCTTCAATGAATATCTGCGTTGTTACATTCATCGCACTGGAGAGAATTGACAAGGTGGCGTCAGAGAAAATACCATCACCACTCTGTATTGTTTTATCTCTGATTGATTTGAACTGACCATGATTATCGGGAAATCCTAACGCGGTAATCCAGTTGAATATCTCTAGATAGTTGGTCATATCCTCGTTTATCTTAAATGTAACATCCAACTCACCATATGTAATATGATCACCATACATAGGAACACTCTTCATTGGATTTGGTATATCAAAAGAACCGAGCGTGACACCGGGTAAGGTGATTGACTGTATAAAGAAGTTCATGTCGGGTGTTTTCTTTATTTGAAAATTAAACCCAACAGGTGATAACATATTTTTGTTTAGTTCAGGCATCGTATTTCCCTGTTATGATAATCTTAACTCTATCAATCTTAGTCATGTTGTAGAACAATCTCTCCGTTAGACAGATATATGTGCTTTTCTTTTCTTTTGTTGAACCGCTTGTTGTTTCATATCCAACACATAAAACAATGGGCGTTGAACTGTATATCTCTGCGCCTTCATGTTTAGCGATTTCATAAGCATTACCAGTCAAACTAATCCAATACAATACTATTGTTTGAAGCATATTGAATCTCTTTGTTCTATTGCTGATACTATTTATATGCCTTTAAAGGCAACTATGTTATTATACTCATATTGAAACACAATGTCAAGACAAAAAAAGACCCGCCGAAGCGGGTCTCAAAAGATGACTGATTAAAATCAGTTTCTTATTATTACAACAGGTTGTTAACGAAGGTGCGACGATAGTAGACATTAGAATCTACTGCCAGCGCGCCTGAGGTGGATCCTGCGCCTGCGTGGAAGGGGTTGGCTACCATTCCGTAACGGGTTTTGAATCCAATTTTTGGCTGAAAGGAATCTTGATCAACTGCACGAACCATCTGAAGAGGAACATATGGGCAGTAGAAGATGCCAGCGTCAAATGCATTCGAACCCTTATAACCGATAGTCATGTAGTTACCAGTTGTGTAAGGATCGATGTAAACGCGATATCGACCGTTCAGTACACCAGCGAAGGTGTTACCAGTGTCATCTACTTGCAGGTTGTTGCTGTTCAGAGCAGGAGTGTAATCAAGAACACCAGCCATCTGAAGTGCAGAAGCAACGTCAGAAGAACAGATGATTACATTACCCTTACCACGACGAGTCTCTTTAGCAATGATGTTTGCTTCGCGCTCAATGTGGAACATAAGACCCTTGAACTTCTCAACAGACCAACGACCATTTGCGTCAACGTCAAGATCAAAGATGCCAGGAGTAGTTGTGCCAGTGGCAGAACCTCGCTTGGCAGTTACATTGATAGTACGAACAACTTCGCGGTTGATTTCAGCAAGAATCTCAGTAGAGAGAATGTTGCTCAACTCTGACTCAGCGTCAAGACCGTGGACTGCTTTCAGGTCTTGTGCGAGTTCAAGCGAGTAGTCCGCTTTCAAGGCACGAGTCTGAGCAGTTACAGTTACTTTGTCGATGCTGAATGCCATCTCACCAAAGGGAGTGTTACTACTAGTACCCATTGCTTCTGCTTGTTCAGTTGACATTGCGGCCGCATAGTTGTAATTTTCATTTTCTGGCAGATCCAAGTTGTTAGCATCAGCAGTAGGTGAAGTACCTTTATGTTCGCCGCCTGGTGTGTTAGCACCTGAAGGAACAGTTGTGTGATCTGTGTCAGCTTCGTTGTAGAATGCTTCGGTACCAGTTTGGTTAGCATAACGTGACTTCATTGCGAAGATCAATCCAGTAGGACCAGTCATTGGTTGAACACCACATACATCGTATGCCATAAGATTGGGCATTGCACGACGAACGAGTGAGATCAATACAGGGTCGAAACCTTTGATGGCACCAGCGCCAGTGGAACCCATACCAGTTCCAACAATGTTACTAGGGATCTCGTCTTCTGACAGAAGGTTTTGATTAGCACCAACATTTGCATCATCGCGAAGAGCTCGCTCGGTGTTTTCGAGAATCATTGAAGTGACCATTGCGCGATGCTGATCACCAATAGCAGGAAGATCAGGGTGTTCTACCACTGGCTTCCACTTGTTACGGATTTGTTCATTGAGGTTCATTTGTAAATCTCCTTTGGGCGTTTCTATTATTTAGTAAAAATTAATTTTTAACGTTTGATTGTGTTGGAAATTGCGTTAAAGTATCCTTTCATCTCTTCTGGAATAACCTGTTGTGCTTCAGGTTCATCATTAGAACCTACAGAACTATCTTCAGAAATAAACCCAGTCGAACCAGATTCAACACTTTCAGAGAAGTATTGCTTCTTTACGATTTCAAGTTTTGAGGTATACTCTTCGATCGAATCAAATTCCATGCTTTCTGTAAGCGTTCGAAGTTTTTCAATCTGAGTATCAGCGAGACCTTCAGAAACATCACCGAATGCTGTTTCTACTAATGACTCGTTGATCACCTTGTTCAGTTCCAGATTCTTGACGGATACTGATTCGAGTGATTCTTCTAATGAAGCAACCTTTTCTTCCAATTCAGAGACAAGATCAACCTTCTCTTCTGGAACTACGACATAAGACTCACTGAAAAGATTCTTCAATCCATCAATGAAATTCTCAGTTGCTTCTACACGGAAGTTGTTTTCAAGAGCGACTTTATTTTGCTCCATCCACTGTTCAACAACATAGTCCATGTATGTATTAACTTGTTCGTGTAATTGGTCGATTGATGCAGTAACCTGCTCTTCCAACTTAACATCAGACTCTTCTTCTATTCGGGCGACTTCAAGAACAACTCGGTTCTGAACTGCTGCTTCAAATAGTGTAGATGCTTCAGATTTAAATTCTTCAGAAAAGTCTTCTTGTCCAGAGAACAATTCAAGTACATCTTCCTTCATAGTGACAGAAGATGCGTTCTTCTCTGTCATTTCTTTTTCTTTCTTGTCTTTCTCGCCCAAAGCCATGGTCTTCTCAAGAAAAGAAGAGAGTTCTTCTTTTCGCATGTTAGCAAGATATCCCATAGCCTGCGCTAGTACGGCGGATTTAGTCGGTGCTTTAGTGGCCTCAACGATCGGTGAGTCAGTAGTTTCCTCAACAGAAACATCGTTCTCGACAACCTCTTCCACCTGAGCATTCATTTCATCAGACATTAGTTATACTCCTTCGGTGTTTAAACTATATTTATAAAATCTCAATTTTGAGACATTTCGTTAATAAATTTCTGGAAAAGTTGTAGTTTGCGTTCCTCATTGAGTTTTTTATTCCGCGCAGACTTTTCAATCTCACGCTGGATGTCCTCAACTTGAAGGGCAATATACTTGCCATTATCCCACACCCACTCAACTCCTTCCATGATACCATTAACAAAAGCATCAGGTGCGGAAGGGTCGGCAACGATATCTGCTGCTGTAGCTAAGCGAAAATCGTTTTGAACTTCCATTACTCCATCCTTACCTTCTTTTAGAGAACCCATTCCACGAGATGAAACTCCTAAATTTGCTCCATCTGAAAGTAAACCTTTTACAATCTCACCCATCGGCGTTGAAGAAATCTTCGCACGACCCATGAAATTATCTCCTTCTCTCCGTAAATCTGTGATCATATGTGAAACACGATCTAAATTGATTGAAGGTCCATTGGGATGACCAAGTTCGCCATATGCGCGACCGGTCTTCACAGATTCTTTAGTATAACGATCAACTTCTTTTTCTAAAACTTCAGTACTGTATCTTCGTCCATTACGATTCAGAATACCACCCTGCATGAAGATTCCTTCAATAAAGAAGTTTTTCTTACCTTCCTCTGTCGATTCCTCGATGACTTGAATCGATTCATTTAATTCTGTGATTAGTTTCATGTCTAGGCCCTTATGATACTGTGATCGCGACTGATGTTGCTAGCACATTTACCGATGAACTTAACAGTTCAGCTGGTTTCTTGACCACGAAAGCGATAGAACCAGTTGGCATTGTAAAACTGGCACTTGTTGTTGAGTTTGTAATCAACGCAGCGCCAGCATCGCTGTTATAAACACGGACGCAACTAGCAGAACTAACAGTGCTATCTGCTTGCAATGTAACCTCGGTTGATAATGGTTTGACAATCATTTTTATTACCTTTTATTCGTTGTCTACTAAAATAAGATCGAATGTAGAACTCACTTGTGTTGCTTGCCCTGCGACTACATCAACCTTCAAATCAGTTTTTTC